GCGTAAGTGCCGTAGAAGACGGCAGCTATGTTGACCGGCTCTACGCGGTGGCCACGGGGTGGCTGGGCTGGCCTCCCGATCTGGCGTGGCGCACGCCAATGCCTGAACTGTTCCTGGCCATGGACGCCAAGATCGAGTGGGCGCAAATGACCAATCCATTCGGCACCGGCAAGACAAAGACCAAGTCCGAGAAGCCTTCGGCATCTACCGTGGCGGATAAGTTGCGGCAGGCGCTCACAGGAAGGCAGGCAGCGTAGCGTTTTGATAGTCTTCCCCAATTACAGACGAGGGATTGACGAATGCAAAAACTGATTATGGCGCTGCCGGTTATCTTGTTCCTGGCGGCATGTGGCCAATCCGAGGCCGATAAGGCCAGGAGTAAGGCTGAAATGACCGAAATACGGTATCAGCGTGTGGCAAGGGAGTTTGTATCTGAGGTTTTGAAAGATCCGGAAAGCGCTGAGTTTCGTAATCAGAAAGGGTTTTGCGGCGAGGTGAACTCGAAGAACTCCTTCGGCGGGTATGTCGGCTTTAAGAGATTTATCGCGGCCACCAAGGAAATGGTTGTTTTTGCGGGTGATGATCGCATGACCCCAAGCGAGTTTGAGAAAGCTTGGTCCAAGCTCTGTCACTAACCTTTTTAATTTTACCACCCGCTCCGGCGGGTTTTTTTATGCCTGGAGAAAAGCATGGCCGATACCGACGTACAGGGAATGCTTGTCCGCATCGAGGCTACCACGGCGCAACTTCGCCAAGAAATGGCCCGTGCAGATTCCAACGTTGGTCAGGCTTCCAGCAAGATCGACAAAAGCCTGGGGAGGGTTGACTCCGCCTTTGATCGCGCTGGAGAGCGAGCCCAGAACGCCTCCGGGATGATCAAGGCCGCGTTGGCTGCTGCGATCGGTGCAGCAGGTATCGGAAAGATCATTGAGGCTGCGGACTCATACGGCCAGATGTCCGACCGCATAGGCATGGCAACCAGCAGTGTCGGCGAATATGAGCAGGTGCAACAGCGTCTGCTGGATACCGCGAAGCGCACTTATCGGCCTCTCGCTGAAGCACAAGAGCTATACATCCGGACGTCGGATAGCCTTAAGTCCATGGGCTACAACACCAGCCAAGCGCTGGACGTAATGGATAGCTTTAGCTTTCTGCTGGTCACCAACTCGGCCTCGGCAGATAAAGCCAGCTCGGCAATCGATGCATATTCGAAGGCTCTTCAGACCGGAAAGGTCGAAGCTGACGGCTGGCAATCAATACTTGCCGCGATGCCCACGGTAGTGGACACCGTTGCCAAATCGACTGGAAAGTCAGCCGAAGAAATCCGTAGCCTTGGTGCACAAGGCAAGCTGAGCCTGGATATCCTGACTGCAGGCCTGCAAAAGACTGCGGAAGCAAACGGCGTCCTTGCGGACGGAATGAGTGTCGCGGTACGAGATGCGGTTCAAAACCTGCAAAACGCTTTCACTACGTACGTCGGGAAGCTAAACGAAACCACGGATGCCACGGGCATTCTGGCAAGCGGCATCGGAGTTATTGGCGAAAACTTTGAAACGCTCGCAGACGTTGCGATTCTAGCCGCGATTGGGGCCTTAGCTGGATACGGTCGTGCGGCTGCTGGAAACGCGGCGGTGGCGGTCAAGTCAGCTATTCAGGACGCTGCCGCGAGGAAAGCTCAGGCCGCATCCGTGTTGCTCGTTGCGCAAGCCGAGCAACAAAAAGCGCAGACAACTGTTTTCTTGGCGGAGAAAGAAGCTCTTGCGGCCCGCGGCACCGCAGTTCAAACGCAGATGTCTCTGCAACTGGCAGAGGCTCGCGCGGTCGAGGCTCGCGCCACGAATGCTGTTGCCATCGCTCAAGCAGGCGTGAGAAGTGCATCGACCACCTTGCTCGGTGTTCTTGGTGGACCGGCCGGTGTAGCAATGCTGGCAATCGGCGCGGCCACCGCGTTTCTCACTCTTCGTGACAACACTGGTTTCCTTGAGAAAAAGCTGGGGGACCTGTCAGCACCACTTGATGTGTTGATCAAGAAATTCAACGATTTGGGAAGGGCAACTCAGGCCGTCACGCTGCGGGAGCTGCGATCCGAAATCGACAAAACGCAACGGAAGGTCGAAGAGTCATCCGGCGCGATTGCGGACAATTTTGAAAACAGTCTTCGTAATGCTGGCGCCGCTGGTCAGGATGCCGGCCTTGCCGCTGGGTTCGTCAGCCTTTCAAAGGATGCTCAGGCTGCTCTGGATATCGTAAAGAAGGCCTCGAAGGATTCGGCCAATGGAGTGGCGGTTGACTGGTCCAGTGTCGCTAACAAGGTTCGAGCCTTCCCCGCTGTTGTTTCCGAGTCTATGGCGCAAGGGATTGAAGATAGCGCCGGCAATGTAGAAGAGCTCACCGCCACACTTGCGACAAATCAGGCTGCGCTCTCTGCATTTTCGGCAGAGAACAATAAGTCGGCAGATGGGCTTGGCAAGAACGCTGCTGCAGCTGCTGCGGCTACGGCGGCCGGTGAGAAATACCTTGAGCAGCTCGAGAAACAGCTTGGCACCTTACAAGACAAGACTGCTGCCGAAGCTGCTGAGCGTGTAATCCTAAAAGAAAACATCGATACCCAAAGCGCTCTCGCTGCGTCGATTCGCGCTAGAGCCAAGGCTATTGATGATCAAAAGAAAGCTGATGCGGATGCGACGAAGGCCAAGCAGAAGAACGCCAGCGCCGAGGAATCGGCGGCCAAGAAGCAGGTTAAGGATTTTGCTACAGCCGAGGAAGGCTACAAGCGTCAGATCGAGCTGATCAACACCACGGGCGACAAGCAGAAAGACGCCACCGAGGTGATGAAGCTGTCCTTTGAGCTCCAGGAAGGAAAGCTCGGCAAGTTGAGTGAGGCGCAAAAGAAAAAGCTCATTGGCATGGCAGCCGAGCTGGATGCGCTGAACAAACTGAAGAAGGCCAATGAAGATGACCTGAAGCTGACTGCTTTCAGGAATGCCCAGGGCGTTGGCACTCAAACCATGAAGGATGGGTTTGATCAGGAGCTGAAAGGCGTAGGGATGGGCGACAAAGCCCGTGACCGAATGCGCGCGGATCTGGCGCTTCAGCAGAAGTACGCCGCTGATGTCGCCAGCCTCAACGAGCAGTTGCAGGCGAAAAGCATTGATAAGGCGCTTTACGATCAAGAAACCACTGTCCTCGAGGAGGCACTGGCCGAGCGAATCATTGCGCAAGAGCTGTACTACCAGGCAGTTGATGAGCAGCAAACGAACTGGATGAACGGCGTCAACGAGGCGTGGGCAAACTATGCCAATGCCGCCCGTGATTACTCGGCCCAGGCTGCGGACATCACCAACACGGCGTTGAGCGAAGCCACTGGCGGGCTGGGCACTTTCTTCTCGGACGTGGCCAGCGGTGCAGAGGATGCTGGTGACGCGCTGGGCGATATGGTCGGTAACTTCGCCAAGTCGATGTTGAAGGCGCTGGGTGATATGGCGGCTCAGTGGCTGATCTACCAGGGCATTCAGATGCTGGTTGGCAAGACCACTCAGGCAAGCGCCGCCGGCACCCTGGGGGCAAACGCTCAGGCTATGTCCTTGACCGCGGGCCTCAATGCGTACGCATCCACGGCGGCGATCCCGATCATAGGCCCGGCAGCAGCGCCTGCGGCTATGGCGACGGCAATGTCTGTTACTGCTCCCCTGGCTTCTGCAGTGGGTATGACCGCGCTGGCAGGTATGGCGCACGACGGTATCGAGTCGGTTCCTGAAGATGGCAGCTGGTTTCTGCAAAAGGGCGAGCGGGTCACCACCGCTCAAACCAGCGCGAAGCTTGATGCCATGCTGTCCAAAATCGACAGCGGGCTAAACAACGCTCAACCACAAGCGCAGATCGGCGCGGGAGTGCTAGAGGCGATGAGCGATGGCCGGCCAGGAATGGTCGGATCAGGCGGTGGCGGGGCGGCGCCGGGCGGGCCTACGCAGATTGTGTACAGCCCTCAGGTCACAGTTCAGGCCCAGCCAGGTATGAGTGACCAGGACGCGCGCCGCCAGGGCGAGATGATCGGCGCAGGGCAGGAAACGCAGTTCAGGGGCTTTTTGCAGCGCGAGATGGGGCAGGGGGGATTGCTGTGGAAGCGATGACTGCTGAGACCTTTGATTTTGATGTTGAAGTCGGCGCCGATGGTGATGTTAGCCAGCGCACCTGGGAAAACGAGTTCGGCGACGGGATTGTCCAGGCCGGCGGCATCGGGATCAACACAAAGAGCCAGGTGTGGAACCTGGTGCATACCGGAGAGAATCTGCCGGGCGAGGAATTGCCAGAGCTTCTGGCGTTCCTAGACCGGCACGAAGGCTACAAGGCTTTCAGGTATGCACCGCCCGGGGAGCCAGAAGGCTGGTACCGCGCCAATGGCTATAAGAAAAAGGCCCTTGGCATGGAGATCTACACCGTCACCTTCACCGTCAAGCAAGTGTTCAACCCCCGACCCTAACCCTCACCAGACCCCGCCTTGTGCGGGGTTTCTTGTTTCTGGGGCTCTATGAATTACGACAACGATATCCAAAAGCTTGAGCCCGGCAACCAGATCAGGCTCTACGAGCTGGACGCTACGCGCCTGGGCGGCATGCTCTGGCGCTTCCACGGCCATGCCCATGAAGGCGACATCATCTGGCAGGGCCAGCTTTACTCGCCGCTCCAGATTGATTCAAAGGGTTTTGATATACGCGGGGATGGCCGACCAGCCACCCCAACGCTGCAGGTCGATGATGAGCTCGGCGGCGTGCGAGGGGCGATCACCGCCCTGTGCTTCCAGTTCCGCGACCTGGCCGGCGCCCGGGTCAAGGTCATTGAAACGTTCCGCCACTTCCTAGACGCCGCCAACTTCCCCGAGGGAAACCCTGAAGCCAGCAACCAGGCCAAAACGAACCTCTGGTTTATCGAGCAAAAGACCGAAGCGCTCCCCGGTATATCCGTGACGTTCTCGCTTTCCAGTCCCACGGACATGGAAGGTCAGATGTTGCCGTCCCAGCAGATCACCAAGTTGTGCCGGTGGGCCTGCCGTGGCGGGTATAGGCA